ACTATGCAATATACAAGAACGAATGAAAAAAAGGAAGGATTGTCCATTGTGGCTATTAGAAAGATTAGACGAAATGATTTATAAATCAAGTTGTCTTATCCGACCTATTGTTGAACACAGAGACGAAATACCACCCTATTTAGATGGCTAACAAGCCATTGCAAATGACGCCGAAAGTAGGCGCATTTGAACTAAATCGTTATACGCCAAGGAAGGAGGATTGAATGGGATCCGGTTCCAGAACATAATATATGTATTGCATGTGGAAAGCCGTACGTGAACTCAAACGTTAGTGATAAGGAGATAAATTATGAGTGAAGAAGAAAAATTTAGGGATTTGGTTTTACAAAAAGAAAAAGAAGGTAAAATTGTTTTTATGACTTTTAATGGGCCAATGGAAGCAGACCTTGAGGAGTTTATAAAACAACCTACTGAAGGGCTTTTATATGATCTTAATCGTGATCGAGTTACAGTTTTGACATTTATAGATGACCCAAAATGGGTTAATGATTATGCTGTGGGTATTGTAATTGCTAAACTTAAAGAAAAAATCGCTAACCATTCGCTGGACCCTGACGGCAAAGAACCGGCGCAGGTGAGCTAAGGCGTTAGCTGCCTTACGTCTGACGGAGGTTAGAAAGTATAGCTCGTAGACTGATAATCATTTTTCTGTATGGAGGTAAATATAATGTATGACATTGAATTTGATAAACTGTTTGACAGCAAAAGACAAGCCGTTGTTTGTTTTCTTAGTCTTGAGCGACGATATCAAGCCCTATACAAGCAATTCAAAGAAAAAACTACGAAAACAAACAAATATGCCTTCGGGCAGAAAGGAAAAATTGAGATGCCACAAAAAAACTGATGGATATGGAATACATTTAAGTCCTTGCAAGGGTTGCTACAACAGGTCTGTTTCTAATCCGGAATAAAAATGCTTTTTTTGAACCTTCCAATCACGCCGATTGTAATGTCCCTCATATACGGGGCTGCGAAATCATCTATTATGTTTATATGTCAAGTTATTTAACTGCCCCACTAACGTTTTTGTTAAATTTATTCATAACTCCTTCAGCAATGTCTTTCATATACGGGGCCGAAAAATAGAACGCCAGTATAAGCATGATCGGGGAGTTGAGTGTCTTAGCTGATTCCCCGATTACCTTTGCAGAAGCTATTAACTTCTCCGGTGAATCAATCCATATACCAGCAACACTCAGAAACATAGAAGCTACATATTGAAACAGCCAGACTGCTACGATGGATAATGCAATCAGTCGGCGAGCAAGGTTTTGGCCTTTTGTGGTCTCCATCCATTGAACGATCATCTTCCGTGCAGCAGCTCGTTCTTTTCCTGCGTCCTGCGCTTTCTCCTCATCTGTATAGACAAGGGCATCAAGGCCTTTGCTGACGTTATCAACTATGTTGATCAATGCCTTGTCAGAGCCAAAAATCTTTCCTATTGTTGCACCTACCCCAAACATATTATTCCTCCACAACTTTCTTAAAAAATTCATAATCAAGTTTCACATATTCACCCGATACGAAACATCCCCAGCGTGCATCAAAAGCCTTTCGTTCTTTACGGGGTCTTACATCAACGTGAATACCAGGATTATTCCAATTAGGATATACGCCTATGCCATTAAGCGCATCAAACCTTTCAGCGATAAGATACATATCAATCACATGGAGTCCCTCTATATCAAGATCGCTTGCCATTTTAAGTGGATGATATCCAGTGCTTCCTGGTCGGAACCCACTATGAATATTAATCTTCCGTCCTGTATAGTCTCTCATATCCTGCAAAGTATAAATAAGAATCTGAGACATGTTAGTAGTGTTAAATTCACCAGGACTAAAGTTTGGGATATCTTCCCACATTTCATAGGTCATCGTTACCATTGTTTTCATTTCTCTGCTCCTCCTCATGTGCATTAATAAGATGAACCCCGATTGTTTCAAAAGCATTTCCAATTGATCTCGCTTCAACGCCTAATTTAATGAGCGAAGGCTTATCATTTTCTTCAAAAGCCGGATTATACTGGAAAACTCCATAAGTCAAATGCCTTACTCTTTCAAACAACTCTTCTAATTCTCTATGTATAGTTTCTAATTTTTTCATTATTCTCCTTTATATTATTTTTCACAACTTCCAATTCTACCCGCAACTTCGCATATCCAAAGCAAAACTGTGCAATATCCTCTTGGATAGCTTCTGTTGAGATAGCATCTTCCGCCCCTAATTCAGATATCCGATCGGTTATATTTTGTGCGTCATCAGCAAGGCATTGAGCTTCTTTAGCTAATTTTTTCACCTTCACCTCAATCTTGGTCACCTTTTCAAAAGTTCCTTGATATCATCTCGTGCCTCGTGTTGGAGTTTCTTGATATCTGCAAGTTCTCTGTTAAGCCCCTCAACGATTTTATCACAAGTAACCTCGTATCGTGCAGTATTTCGGATTTCTTTAAGATCTTTTTCAACATTCTTTATACGAGCTTTGAATCCCAGCCAGCCAAGAATAATGCCGAATAATCCTGACCCACTTGCTATGCCGCCTGCTGTTATATTATCCATAGTAGTTATACCTCGTACATGTTCTTCTTTTCAAGTCTTCTGTCTGTTTCTCCGGCCATTAGATATTCCTTTTAGCTAATTCAGCCATTTTAGTCTTGTATATGTCTATAATTTCCGGTGTATGAAGTTTCACTGCAATTGCTTTACTTATTACATCTGCTTTGCTTGGGTCGTCACCTGGCATTACCCAGCTCCGGTGATACTTCTTACTTACTTCTTCACCGTCATCAAAGATTCTGGTTATTCGCCTGACTGATATTCTGCCCAAGTCATCAAGGGTGCGGTCATAAGTTACTATTTCCTCAAGTCCCTGTCCGGTTGGTTCTTTCTTTTCAGTTGCGAAACTTGCCAAAGTGTTTTTATCAGTAATCGCTTCAACAATCTCCTTTGACCTGTCATCCCAGCCTGTCATGTCTTTTGTATCGGCAGGAGTTACGGGGTCTGAGTATTTTTTATCCAAAACCTTGCCTTCATCATCTTGATATTCGGTAATTATTCTGAGTTGGAGATTCCCGTTTTCGGTTATTGAATGGTGGTACTTCATATTTTTATTCATTTTACTCCCCTTAATCTACCATGTAACTTCCGGTGAATTGCATATCGTTGTTATCAACAGCCGTTTTCATGCTTGTAACATCTACAGAGCTTTCAGGTCCGTTTGCATCTGTATTACTGTGCTTCCACACATCCGCTGTAGTTGCATTCCTAAGCATTTGAATAGATTTGGGGAAATTATTAGCAGCAAACTCATAGCTATGTGTAACCACAAAACCGCCGTACTGATATTTGTTGGCCGATGTGAAAGGAAAGCCGGATATTTGCAGACCACCATCGGCAGCCCCTATTGTTAGAGCGTCAGTCCGTATGCCACCCTGAATGAATATCTTATTACCAATCTTCGTGTAGCGGCCTCCTGTTATAGTTGTATCCATTGTTATTGAAGTCCACTGTGTCGCGCTGCATAGATATACAGGCGTCCACGTCCCCTCCTCATAGTCATCCAGCGTATTAGGGTCAGAACTTGGTACGGCTGTGGCGGGGAACTTCATTTGACCGCCGGTGAGATTGATAGAGGGGATGGTTTGCTGACCTGATAAAGCTGTGAGGGAGGTTATTGTGTCATCCGCTCCGCTCTTAGCAAATCCCGTATGCTTACTATCTGCATAATCCAGATGACTCAAATTAGCATGACTTGCCGCTTCCGCTCCACTGAAAAATTGTGAAGTTACCATTACTATTTTGGTAAACTCTCCACCTAATTGTGGAGCTACTACACAGCCTATCAGACAGCCAAAATCATTTAAGTGAGTTGGTACTACTGGAGGTATCACTGCGTTTAGTACGGCTTCTGCCAAAGTATAACTGCCTTCTCCATATCGAATATAAACATCATTATCATCTATATGCTTGTAGATATAGTGATTGCTAAACTTATTATTTCCGACTGTGTTTAATGTTCCGCTGCCATCGTCATAATGAGCAAAGTCAATTACATTACTTGCAGCACCTTCTGTAAATCCTGCCCCACCATCGGAGTAAATCGGAGTAAAGGTTGTTGTGGCACTATTATAAGCCGATAAAGAAAATTCGTTTAACCCACCAAAAGCTATTCCAGTGTCCATGGTAAAGTTATTCGTACCGGAATAAGCTATTGCAGAGCCTCCATTTAACTCTAAGCTTCTCAATGTTTTTGCTCGTACGTGCAGCTTCTCTACGCCATCTTGAAAATTATACCCCCCTGAGATAAAATGAACATTGTCGCTAACATCTTTCATTACCTTGCCAATAGGAATGTTTCTTTTATCTGCTTTATACGGGTTTGTTTCTGACAATGAAATAGTCGGAGTTACACCATCATTATAATTCAGGCAGACAAAGTAAGTGGTGTCTGCAGCTGTTATAGCTTGATTGTCTTGTTCCGCAAGTGTCAGGTATGTCAAAGCTCCTGTTAAGCTGTTTGTTGCCCTGAGGAGGCATGTTAGGGCAGCAACCTTGAATGTTCCAGCATTTGTTCCTTCTGTTATTGCTCCTCCAGTTACAACCATAGGGCTTTCTGTGTAATTCTTTGCATTCGTGTTGTTTTCCAATGTTGTTATTTGTGCAGCTGTTGCTAATCCCTTTTGTGCGTTTGTTGCGTTCTGTATATCATCTGTGCCGTTTACATGCTTAGTCGCATGATTCTCAAGAACATATTTATTATATAGCGTATCAAAATAAGTCTTCAAAAATGCCTTAATACTTGTCCAGCTACTTCTTTTGGTTTCCCCTGTGGCCTGATTGGTAGTATCAGAGACATCCCGAACTGTTATATTGTCTCCATCAGCAAGGGTTGTAAGTTCATCAAGATCGCTATTTCGTTTTAATGCCATTTTATTTCCTCTTTAGTCTTTTTGTTTTTATGTATGATGGCTTTGGTATAATTTTCCGTATCGGCGTTATAACATCATCTTTCCCCATAAATCTGTAATCAGCTAATATTTTCTTGCCTGTCTTTTTGTCTACTATATGTTTGGGCAATCCTACTGTTACTGGCTTTGTAGGCCATGCAGGGCTTGAGTCTTCATCAATTTCGTAATTTTCTGTAATGACTTCAAGCAGGTCTTTATCGGGTTTTGTTTCGTCATCAACAATAGTCTCTAATTCCATTTGTTCTATTTCTTCGTTAGTTGGATTGATGACTATTATTTCGTATTTTGTTTCGTCATAATCTCCAAAGGGATGAGGTATTAATAAGGGTTTGCAACTACCAAAACATGGATGATCAGGAGTTTGCCATAACTGCACAGTTTTTTTAGTAATTTTATCTCTTAATATAAAAATCCAGTGGATTTCGCCTGAAGATGTTACATATCTCCAACGCACAGCATAATCTCGGTCCCCTCCTCCATTATAAAGCGCAAAACGAGCTATTTGATCAGCAGAATTTACGTTACTGGCAATTACAGACCCAACATTACTGGCTGGAGCCTGTACAAAAATATTTGGAGAAAAATTATATGCCGACATAGTAATATATGTCATACCACCCGCCAATGTACCTGACAATGATCCTGTGCTTGTTTTAAGTTTTGCCTGAGTTACACTTGCACCTGTCGGCGTTCTCGTATCACTCAGCCTCGAATCATTACCAGCACAAGCTTGAGCCGCTCCTGTGCCAAGACGTCTCAATCCATAGGTTCCTGCTGCGGGGTCTTTAATGGCTGCGGCAATCATTGCTCCTGTAATTTCATCTGATAGATTCGAGATTATAGGCTTGCTATTCGCAAAATCCCATACGCTTTGCCATGCATTGTTAGCTTCGTTTCGTATTTTCAGAATGTTTGCAGTAGTATCAAACCACCACATGCCAGCAACTGCATCAGCCGGAGTAGTAGTTCCTGAAAAGGCAGATTTCAATGCTGCAAAGTTGTTTTCTATGTTTTGCATGTCTGTTTGTACGGCATGGTCGGTCGCAAAAACGTTGTCAGTAAAATCTTGTGACATTATATTTCCTCCTTAAATTCCGCCAAAGCCTGTTCAACCTCAATCATCTTTGCCTTTTTGGCATTGTGGTTGTCTCGTATCTTTTTGGTTTTGGCTTTTAATTGAGTTTTGAAGTCCTTTTTATTTTTCCATGTTATACAGGTAGTTTCTAAGACTTCTCCTGTTTTGTCGATTACATGGATATAAACTACATGACCTTTTTTATCATTTACAATTTTGTCTACTTTGTATTCAATCATATCAGCTCCAAAATGCGGCTTTGCAGTTTAATTTTTTAATGTATAGTTGTGCGTCTGTTTGGGGATCCGTGATTTCAATTTCTACCTGAACGTATCGTGCGGTGAATTCAGGTGAAAGAATCTGGAAGAAATCCGCTTCGAATGGATAAACTCCGGTAGCCGTTCCCCATTTTATTTTGGCATTCAAAATAGCTGCCACGTCAGGGGTGGTTAATTCATACCAGCGAATATTTGAGTCGGTCTTGTCTGCCCACGTTGTCGCTCCTGGGAATATCCCCTCCCAAGAAGTTGCAGATGACGTGAAGACCGTCAAAAAGTCACCCCAGACTCTGACTGTCTTTTCTGAACCTAAATCATATTCAGGGGATGTCCATGTACCCGTGAGAACTCCATCTATATGACTACATTTCAGGCAATCATCACCGCTATACAATACATATTCCGTGTTATCATGTGTTCCAATTCCGTTGTAATCCCATGACCAGGTATTCTTATCACTATACCCAGGCGGGTAAAAAACAGTCACGGAGGCTGATACAGGATTCTCGGAATAGTTGCCACTGTTGTCTTTTGGAGAACACCACAAAGTAAAAGTTCCAGGCTTCACTCCGGTCAATCGGAAGTTTGGCGTCTCGTTGGAAGCCATAAAAACACCTCCAACCCAGGAATCACCTATACGTAATTCATACACAGAGACATCCGGATTGGTTACTTTCTCTCCGTACACGCTGACTGTATCACCTGCGGCGGTTGCAACTATACCAACCATACTGTCAGGGAGTTCTGTCTTCCCGTAAATGTACTGAGATATTGTATAGGCAGAATCAAAGCTTTCCTTCACTCCAAAAATTGAAACTGATCTTAATTTTACATAATAAGTTTCGCCCTCCTCAACAGGATCAACCTGATAATCAGAAGCGGCCTTGGTCATAAATTTATAGTTACCCGTCCCTATTTTCAGCCATATTTCAGCATAATCCCAGAAGGGGTATGAGGTTACAGGAGGAGGATCAAAGTCAATCTTCCAACGGGTAAAACTCCTGTCTCGATAGTAATAGACCTCCTCTTCCCTTGTCACATTAATTACAGATTGAACCGTTGCGGAGGGGCTTAGGAGGTCAGTAATAAACAACTCCTGCGTGTCTATATCATAACTATCATTATAAAGATTGTCGGTTTCTTGTATAAGAGATAATGCCACATTTCCGTCTTTTTGTAACTGCGCAACTTCTACTCGGTACAAAGGTTTTGCAGTATCTGTCCATCCTGGCATTCTGTGCGTTATTTCAATTAAATCCATCGGCTCAAGAGATATCCCTTTGTTCCCCATCACCATGCTTAAAGCGTTTCCCCATCTCGCGCGCTCAAGATAGTAAAACGACATTGGAATGACTTTATCCAGGGAAGATAACCCTAATAATTCAATTGCAAGTTCTCTATAATCCCCTTCTGTGTCATATGCATCGTCATCTTGATATACTTTTTCGTCTTGATGATATTTTTTATCAGCGCTGATAAATGTAGCCTTTATTGCATTAGGCCGACCAAACAAGGTTGCAGCAGGGGCAATTTCCATTGTGCTTTCTTTGCCAGACTGGATAATATCATCTTCTCCTATTTGCATACAAACTGATTCTTCCCTGGTATCTCGAAATTTTAACTTAAATTTGCTATTAGAATATATTATCTCACTCCGTCCGTTTACTAACAACATGGCTATATTATCTTCTATCGATTGATCTCTATCAATAGGCATATTGCAAGTCCACCCATAGGTGTCATAGTAAGTTGCGGCATCCCTGAATGAAGGAAGATCAATTCTTGTCGGGTCAAGTTCTTTCCCTCCTCGGACACTCGGTCTTGTGAGCGCATCATAAACACAATATGCAAGATTATCTGTAAATATCATTGGCATAGAATCATAATCATTTTCAGTTGCAAAATTCTTGACTTTGAGTGCTTCCAAAACAACTGTTACTAAAGGAACGGAAGTAAATTTGTCTCTATCATACTCAAGTCTGCAATAAAGATAAGATGTATATCTTAGACAATCTGTCCAATCAGGATAGGCTGTGTGTAGTGTTGCACATACATTTTGCGTAGAAGATCCATTAAAAAATTCATAATAAAAATTATCTGCAAAATCAGATTCTGTATAAAGTTTGTCATTAAGAAATATTTGATCAACGCCGGAGACTTGATGTATTCCGTTGACCTCTCCTTCTGAAAGAGTATATATTAGGTGAAGATATTTATTGTCTGTACCGGTTGTAGTTGCAAAGACCCTATTTCCGCCAATTCTGAACGTACCATATCCAAAAGGAAGAACCTCAGAAGTATCACAGGTATTTACTAATCTTCCTTTGTCTTCTGGCTTTCTATCAAGCGGCTTAAAAGAAGGTGCTTTCTTATTCACAACACTTATAGATTGCAAGAGTGCAAAAGCAGTTGCCGAATAAGATATAAATGCGCCTAAAGTGGCTGGGACTGCCGCTGGCATTAGATTAGTCTCCTTGCCTGTACAGGTTTGAATCTTTTCCCGAGAGGCAGCACCATCACACCTTGCTCTTTTGTCGCAACCATTATATTATTATTCCCTAGATAAATTGATGGAAATCTTGAATCTTTATACTCTGCTACCACAATATCCCCTCGCTTTAGGAAATTTGTATCGGTTTCTTCCCCGATCGTTCTAAATAATTCCATCATATCCTTAATGGCATTTTGGGGATTTTCCTCCCAATAGGCCATATAGGTATCAAGGTCATATTCTTTGTAGCTATTTGGCACATCAAAACCCATATCTGTATAGATACTATATAGCAGCCCTAAGCAATTGCATTCATCAAAGGATTTTCCTAAATACTTTCTTGTTACATGTCCAAAGCCCTTCATGTATTTGTCCGCCCCCAGTATATTTCTCGTTCCATCAGATCTAACAACCAGCGGTAACCTGAATAATTATCTTGATTTCCCAATGCCACACATCTCGCATAACTTCTATCGCACCAAGTTTCACTGCCTGAATATGTACACTCTTTTCCTTTAAACGCCCATGTGCAGGCAGAAGGATGTTTCCGCAAGGTTTTTTTATTCCAGAATATAAATTCATTAACCAATGTTATTTCTGCCGTTGGTTCTGTTAGTTTCCATGTTGAAACCAATCCTCGAAATACTTCAATCGGTTGAGCTATTATTGTGTTGTTGTTATCAAAAAAGCCAATCCACAAAATTCCCCATTTGTTCAAGATATTTTCATTCAAAAATACTGCCGACATTTGAAGATCAACATTTGCTATATTAGTCTCGACTTTATCGACAGAAGACTTTGCACTATAATTTATTGTTGATATTGAAAATGGCATAGTTTCAAATTTATTACTTGAATATTCTTCCGCAATTAGATAATCCCCGCTTTCTGTTATTAAGTAATCTTCACTTTCTGCCACTAATTGAATATAATTCGCGATATTCCAAAGATCAATATCTGCATCGGTGTATCTAAGAATTGTATCGAACTGCAACTCAAGAAACCAGAACATTTTACCCTGTTCTGCGGCCGCAGCAGCTTCAAAAAATGGTGATAAATCTCTCATGCAGGGGAAAGTCCTTTATGAAATTCTTTTATTTTACTTTTCACTGTACTTATATCCTTTAATTCATGCTCCCAAATTACCAAGGTATTAAATCCATATTGTTTAAAATGGTCAATTCTATCCTGCGGGTCATCATCCTTATGCCAATAATCACCATATAATTCTATCAGCTTTTTTTGACCATTAATATTCATAAAATCTGGATTCTTGCCGCCTAACCAAAATTGAAAATCGCCGACATATTTATATTCTTTTGGAAAGAGCTTATTAAGGAGATTACCCAAGTTTGTCTCTGCCTTGTTGGGACTTATGTTTCGTGCTTTTTGCATTTTATTTTGGTATTCCGCATTTTTCCAAAGAGCGGACACTGTCAAAGATATTCTTTCCTTTGTTTTTTCCGTCATTTTTTGTTTTGCGATTGAAATATTTCTTTTATGTTCTTCAGAAAAAGTCATGCCCTTTCTGGAGACAGATATTTTCTTTTTTGTTTCTTCAGAAAACTTCCTCCCCATATGAGCCAAGGACATTTTTTTCTTTGTTTCCTCAGAAAGTTCTTTGCCTATATTAAACAAAGATAATTTTTTCTTAGCTTCCTCGGAATGATGTTTTCCAAACATTGGATGTTTTTCTCCACTGTGAGCTAAGCTTACTTTTCTTTTTGTTTCCTCAGAATGTTTGTATCCTTTTGTGTTTGTATTCCCCATCATAGCCAGAGATAACTTTGCCTTTTGTTTATCGGAGAATTTCTTTCCTTTTCTATTATGACCATGGATATATTTTCTTCCAGGGTTTACAATTTGTCCGCAACCACATTGACATTTTTGTGTTATCGTTTTCATGATTCTCCTATTGAGGTGAAAGTCCTTTCAATTTTATCCCATAAGAATAAATCCGTTCAATAAATGTTTCTCTTGGTAATTTGTCTTCTGCGAATCTCGCTCGTATTCTCAAATAGCCGGTAAAATCCGCTGTAATAATTACCCCCTCGCCTGGTGCTGTATTATACTCGACTCTATCGCTGTCAGAATTCCCTCCTCCGACCAAGATAGATGTACTTGACGTTACATCCACACCATCTGAATAGATAGTATGAGATACTGTCTCTCGTCCGGGGATATCGAATATTTTAGTAACCCCATCCCCAGTCCCACAGTATTGCTTTTTATGATTGAATTTATGCCCAAACAATAAGGACAAATCATAAATATAAAAAGCCTCATAAGCTCCATTACAAGCCAGATAAAATTCCCATATTGTTTTTACTTTGGCAAAACTTATATTTTCATAACGTACAACAACATCATATTTTGGATATAATTGTTTTTGCCTTCTTTGTTCTCCTCCCCCATCAAAATCAGAAACAAGAGTGTTGAATTGAGGACTAATAACTAAATGTTTCGGAGCAGGATTTATTTCAGGAAAAGTAGCCATTAAACTGTACCTCTGATTGTGTCTAAAAGTCCCGACCTATTTTCCAGAGCATCATTTACCACTGTTATGATTGATTCAGGATTTCTTTTTACCATATCAGCAAAACTTTTTGCATCATTTGCAACAACCACTATTGTATTTCCGCCACCACCTTCTGATTGCACTCCAAGTTTCCCGTTTGAATTACGAGTCAATGGCATAATTGCTTCCGGCCCTGCCTCTCCCATAAGACCTGCGCCTTTTGCAAAAGAAAAACGAGTGGGTTTATTCACGACTTGATTTGAATGAGAATTAATTCCTTCTGGAAAAGCACCGCCTTTTGACCAAGTTGTTATAATGTTTGGGATACCTTGTTGCGCCGCTGTATTGACTCCTGTGCCTGCGATCGTAGTCGTTCCCCCACTTAACCATGCTCCCGCCGCCTTCATTCCCAAGCTAAGCCAACCACCGCCACCGCCAAACATCGGCTCTATTACAGATTTTTGAATCATCATTTGAGTTATCATTTTGCCGAAAGATTCTGCAATACTTTTGAAAGTAACCTCTGCTCCCCATAACATATCATTAAGAGTAGAACTAAACCCACTTGCCCAGCCTTGCATTGCATTGTCCATAGACTTGTATTTATCTTCCTCTAATTTTTTCATTTCTTCTGCATACAATTTATTTATTCTATCTTCTTTTATTTTAGCTTCTATTAAAGTGTCATTTTTATCTTTCAGTACTTCTCTCCATATTTCAACTTGCCTATCCAATTGTGCTCGTTCAAGATCAAATTTACTTTTTCCCATTTCAAAATATTGATCATCAAATTGAGATTGAATATCAAGTTTTTCCTGTTCGGCCGATATAATTTGTTCAAGAGTTTTGCCAGAAAAGTTTTTCCTTAATTCAAGTGAATTTTCAAAATATGCAAGTTGTTTGTCTCTCATTCCATCAAACATTTCTGTATGTGCATCACTTCTATTTTTCCATATTTTATACTCTTCTTTGGTAACGGCAGCAAATTTAGAAACAGAGGTTTTAGTAGGTATTTTAGTTGGGTCTGCAAGAACTTCTTCCACCCTACTTGTTCCTTTTGAAATACCAAGAAGTTGATTTAATTTAGCAATCTTCTTGTCGTAACTCGCAATGGATATTTCGTTTCCTCTTTCTTCAGCACGGGCACGCCATTTAATAGCTTGAGATAATTCTCGCTCTAATTCTGTTTGTGCCACCAACCCACGACCTGTTTTAAGAAACTGATCAACCGCTCCGGTTCCATCTGTTAATGCTTCTTTCCATGATATAACACCTGTTGAAGCAAGCCCCATTGCCTGGAATGTCTTTACCCATATATTTGTAAATTCAACGCCAAGCCCGATAACCTTTGCCATTGCTTTTGACAATTCGAATATATTTTTTGCTAACTCTGCAACCTGTTCAATTGCTTGTGGATTTTGTCTAATCCATTCAGTTGTAGATTGTACAACTTCCCGTATGTAATCTTTATATTTATCGAATGTTCTTAATAATTCTTCCTCAATCGTTGAATTTAAAGTTTTCAAATCAACATCAAGAGAATCTCTTATTATTTCTGCAAGTTTTTTAGTTGCTCCTTTGTTATTTATTATTTTTTGGGTTAGCTCCTCAAACATTTCAATATTATTCATTAAAATAGCGGCAGTTTTAACTTGTCTTGCCCCAAACGCATCTGCAATTTCAACAGCCCCCCATTGTTCTTCTTTCATCCTTTTCAAAACTTCTATTAATGGAGTTCCTGCATCCAATCCTAACTTTTTTGCAGCCTTGGCACTTCTTAAAAGAGCCATATTAAGGCCGGAGCCAGCCATTTCAGCTTTAATGCCTGAATTAGCAAGAGTACCAAGCAATGCCGCTGTTTGTTCAACCGTTAATCCAAAGAGTTTTGCAGTAGGCGCAACCATTTTGAACGATTCACCTAACATTAATACATTTGTATTACTGTTGGACGAAGTAGTTATAAATGCATCATTAACACGACTTAGTTCTTCAACTGACAATCCAAAAGCAGTTAAAACATCTGTGGTTATATCGGTTGCCCTCGCAAGACCTACTTGCCCCGCAGTTGCTAAATCTAATGTACCAGGCAAAGCTGCAATACTTTTCTTAGCATCAAACCCAGCCGCAGCCAAAAACTTTAATGCTCCTGCCGCTTCAGTTGCTGTATGTTCTGTAGTAGCTCCCATCTCACGAGCAATAGCAGTTAAATCGGCCAAATCTTTTCCGGTGGCGCCTGACCATGCCTGCACTGTCTTCATTGTAGACTCAAATTCACGACCTAATGAAATAATTCTTTTGGTTAAAGCAACAACCCCCATCGTAATACTTGCAACAGCAACCGCTCCCATAACCTTGACGGTTCTGTTTAAGCTTTTTTCTATCTTTTTAGCAGCAGCTTCAACTCTACTCCCCGCTTTTTTAAGATCACCAGGAAGCTTTTTTGAATCTCCTCGAATCTCAATATATGCCCCTCCTGCCTTGACTGCCATTACTTTTTCCTCACTGATTTAAGCCAAAATTGCGACATCTTCAAAACCTTTTCAAAACATTCCTTTTTGTTCTTAATCTTATACAATTTCATTGCCTTATGTATCGGTTCATGCATTATGTCTATTGCACTTTCAGCCCCCATAATTAACTGCCCCCGTATTAAAAAAAATATCCTAATTGCATCCTGATTTTCTTCTATAAACTCTGGCCTACAAGTATCACATGGAGGTTTTGCAGGCGGAATTCTTTCACCATAGTCTTCACAACACGCTTCGCACATTGGAGCATAAGTATCATTCCATTCTATGGTGTCTTCAAGTTTTTTTCGGATTTCTCCGCCTGTTTAATATTAGCATTTACTTGTAATTCCATGCATCTTGCCATAAAACGATCAAAAACAGGAACTTTAACAAGAGCAATTTTGTTCTTACGAGTACATTTAATTGGAGTTCCATCGGGCTCAAAGAAATCTTCTAATCCTGTAAATGCATAGTCAATCAGATCTTCTCTTTCTTGTTTTTCTTCTTTTGCCGTTAACGGCTTGTAAGATTCAATTCTTTCCATCGCCCTTGTTTTTGGATTTAATACCACTTCTGATATTTTCTTTCTTTGCTCTAATTTCTCTTCTAAAAATGGGCGAGCAGGTCGAAAACACGCCCTTCCTGTTCCTGGAATTGGATCGTCATAAATAACATTTCCCGTTTCCAAATCAAGTTTAGATGTAAAAAAATCAAACCAATCCCCTTCCTGATTTTCCGTAAGGTCAAAAACAGTTCCTTTACTCATTCAACTCTCCTTTTTTTATTTTCTATATTATTTTTACGTACTATTTTTACGTACTATTTTTACGTACCATAAGCAGTCATTACTGCACCTGATATTTTACCCGCAAACTCCACCTTAGCTAAAGCATTACGCTCAAACGTGATTGAATCACATTTTGTTGGTAAAATATGCCCACCAGCGGCCACAGCCCAATACTTTGTTGCCGTTTCATAAAAATACAGATTTGAAAGCTTAACGCCTGCCTTGCAAGCAGTTGCAAATGCCGCTTGCCCTGTAGAATCTGCCGGATCATGATATCCTGAAAAAGAAACCGTCCCAGGATCACCCGCTCCACCAAACACAAAAGACTGAACAGAATCCCCAAATTCTGTATCTTCTAACGTTTGAGCTTCATACCCGCTCATCGACCATTCCGATAATCCTGCAATCTTAACCGAGCCATACATCACTTTTGCTAATTTTCCGATTACCGATGCCATTTTACTACCTCCTATTTATTGTTTTTATGTTTCGTTAATTTATTTTCTTGTTCTTTGCTAATCAAAACAGTTGAATCCAAATACTTCCCTGGAAATCTATCATAAAGCCATTTCCACATTCGCATGAACACAGCCCCAGGCTCCCAGCTATTATGAAATCTTGTGCAATAATGTTCAGCCCAAGCATCAAGAATCCAAGCCGTTCCCATTTCTTGTGCTCGTAAACAAGCATAAGTGCCATACAAATCCCATCCTTCAAGAGCTTCGTCAAATCTAAACCCAGTCTTCATATTAACAATAATAGTGCATTCATCAATACATGAACATTGAACTGGAAATTGATGATCTGATACAATCCAAAGCGGAGAACTCATATCGTGAAAGTTCCCGCAAAGAACGCCTTTTTCATCTTTACCTACAATACCCGCAATCACCCAATTTTCAGGCAATAAAGAGATTTGTTTTTTTACAGCGGGTAACCAGTGCTCACGATAATACATATCCTGATGAGTCAAAATACCTATTTCAGCACCACTTTTTTCAATCGTATCAAGAAGTGTATTTAGCCCTTTTGTAGCACTTTCCGGATCATGAATAGTGTAACAAGAACACTCTCCAATTGATGAATTCCTAAGTATCATATCAAGTCGTTTCATATCATTGACCATACAGCCGAAAGCAATTTTAGAAGCAATTTTGGATTTATGTTTAGTTGATTTTTTACCATCAAGATATTTTGCAATTATTTTCTTTGCATCGTGATTTTCTTTTACATAGTTATATAAAAAATCAGAGTCATTTGAATTGTATTTTGCAAGCTCTGATTCAACCCATTCTCTTGTAATTGGTATTTTAAACCGCCGTCCTGAAAAATTGTTTTTTGCTATCTCATTTATATTTACCTGCGTTACATATCCATCCCCAAAAGCTCCAATATATTCCCGATTGTCGGCTATTAAAACTGGTTTACCTCTTGACATACTTTCAAGCGCCCCACGGCCTAATGAAATACATAAATCAGCCCAATCAATCTGCCTTTCTATTGAAATATTTGGATCACTAATTCTGACATTATAATTATTGTACAAAAAGGCAAAAGGTTCAAATTCTAATTGTTCTTCTCTTCTGATAATTAAAATATTTCTTAATTTATTGCCTGGTCTGCTTTGCTTTCCTACTTTAATTGGCTGCCTGATAACTTCACTATTAAACCCATAAACATTATATGCAAATTGTATTTCTTCACTAATGGCAATATATCTATCCGCACCTTTGACAAAATGCTCCTCCTCAATAATCCCATGAGATATAAACACTTTTCTTGCCGGGTTGTTTTTAATTTTATCAAGACTATGGCTACAAATTATCAAATCACAAGGCTTACTAACATCTGTTGATACTTCACATCCAAGTTCTATAAGCGTATCAATAACACATTTCATAAAACGGCTTGACCCACCTTCAGAGACTTTCCCCGATATATATTTTGCGATAACAAGGATTTTCAAAGTAGTATTCCTTTCTCTTCTCCTTCTCCGTATTTTGATTCTTTTTCGTTTGATTCTTTTAATATTGCCTTTTTCGATTTTGAAATCACTTTTGGTTTACAAGGCATAGTCTTTTTCTTCTTCATACATACAGGACACAAATCAAGAGTTCCATCATATCTATGTTCATCAAAATCAGTGCCGGAAACTTTAAATTCACTATTGCATTCTTGGCAAATTATTGTTAGCATCATACCTCCTTAAAATATTCTCGTTTGAAATATGCATAATCATTACTTATAGTTACCAATTCCCAACCATTTTGGCCTAACTTATTAAAATTAGTTTCAGCATTCATCACTACAGAAATATAAATATCTTTATATTCAAAACATCGTTTAGGAGACCTGTTTGTTTCTTTCTCTGCCTCAATCATATCATCAAAACACACAGGGCATAGATAAGGCATTTTATGTTCTGCTTGCTCTTCAAATTCGTCCTCTGTAAGTTCATAAAGATTACTGCATTTTTCGCATGTCATTTCTACCATTTTGATTTCCTTATTCTCTCCTTGAAAATGGAATTGTTACATTAAACCTATACCACTCATCCTCTATGCCTAAGTTTTGAGCACAAGCTTCATCACAATTAATTGCCCCAAAATCTTCCAAATTGAATATAGCAGCTAATGTATCTGCATATTGCCTTGCTACATTATTCCCTGAATCCTTCGGCACAAATATTCCAATATCTATAATGCCAGAATACTCAATATCGGTATCCTTGCCGAAAGCTAAACCCTCAGCACTACCAGGCAAGATCGTACATCTAATCCAGGCCGTTCCTGGAGTCGGAACATAAGCCACATTATCCCAAGCAATAGGAGTCGTTGACCAATTTGTTCCTAATCTGGATTCAATATCTGCTCTTTCCTGACTATATGACATATCTTACTTTGCCTTTACGTCTGCCTTTGGCTGTTTGATTGATTTCGCCATGCCTAAAAGCATATTGATTATTTTGTCATCTGCTGTCCATGAAGTATATTTTGCAAGAATTTTCAAAATACCAAGCAAAAGAATAATTACAAACCCACTGCCTTCGATTGCATCAAACATAAACTTATCAAGATTAAAAAGAATATCCATCATTTAGCACCTTCCTTATTTGACAGCTTTACATCAGTCTTCATAATTAATACGCCAAGAAGACTTTGCACAACTCCGAGTTGACCCCTGTTATCAACCTCAAGTTTAACTCCGTCCTTTTCCAGCTTTACAAGAGCGTCTCTTTTCGATTGAACAGTCCATATTTCACCCTGTGAATTTGTGATTATAGTCTTAACAGAAGTAATAGAAGCGCAGCCTGCCATAAATACAAGTAGAATAATTATGATTGTCCATTTTGTAATAGTGCCCATTTTTCGAACTTCGCCCTTCGCATTGATATTATTTCAATTCCAGCTTTATGCTCTACCAAGATATAAGAAAAACTGTAATCAATGATTTTACCTTCTATCCCTCGAACCTTGACCTTTACTCCTAAACCAAGCCTTTTATCCAGCCTAAATTGAATGTAAGCCACTGCAGACTCAATATAGCCCTTCAGTATAAGAACAATAATTCCAACTGCTATAAATTTTATAAGTAGCCAGAAAAGAGTCGGTTCAATTTGATTTACTATTTCTAAAACTTGTTTATCAATCATAATAGATTCTTAATCTCATTCAATTTCTTTTGTATTAAATTAGCAGTATTTCTAATCCAGCCCCTTGGTGCTTGCGTTAATGTTCCATATTCCAACGGAATTGCATACTCAAGATTGTTATGAAGAAACATTGTTTGTCCAAGTTTATAGCCTGCAATTCCTTTTGAAGTTCTCTTAAAATCAGGCGGACAAGATAATTTATGCAAAGAAGTCTTCACTTCCGGTTCTGGAAATATTTCATTATGCATATTGTCAACAGATGTTGACCAATTACATTTAAAACGAGCTGTATCAACTGGCGATTCCTTTACAAGCCCTTTCATCCCATCCATTATAATTTTCCGAATAGCTTGAGCAGCCTCGTTTTCAATTTTGTTTGCCAGTTTTTTTGTGTCAAAATCAAGTTGCATTTTTACCCACTCTTTCGTACTTGGAATACCCAAAGTGCCCTTGCTGAATCTTTTTCAATATTTTCAATTGCCCAAACAACAGAATCTGAATCAGTTATCAAATCTTTTATCTGCGGTGTCGGAGTTAAATTAAGCTGGGGAATACTGGCTTTTTGATCTGTTGATAATATCACGCCTCCAGCATCTTCGATTTCTTTTGCTGTAAAATCTTCAAATAAGAACTTAAGGCCTGTATACTCAACAACATCAGGATATGTATAGCCACCCGTAGCAGGGTCATAGACAGAAGCACCTTGATCAGTATAAGTACAAGTCAAAGGAATATTCCCGATGGCTTTAAATACTGTTTTTGCTGCCTTCTGCACTACATCTGCTAATCCCATTATCTATTTTTTCCTTTGCCTTTTCCCTGCCCTTGACCTCTCCCAACGCCACCGGATGGACAAGGCCTCTGATTAGCATTTCTTCCGCCCTTCTGCCCTTTGCCACTTCCGTCTTGTCTATTCCTTGGTCTTTGCATTATAACTCCTTATGCCCTAATCACTCTACTTATTCCCTTTGGATTTATCTTCTCTCCAAACCATTGCACCATCTGGAATACCGCATCTGCCAAAACTGGGACTCTGTCTGCTTTGTCAATTATAAGTTTAATTGACCCAACTCCGATCTCTTTGAAGCCTGCTGTGTCTGGATCGGCAGTTCTATCTACTATTGCAAGTAATCTTGCCAATTCACATTGAGCATTCTGGATTTCAGAAGGGATTTCGTCATTATCAATGAAATTACCATTTTTGTCTGCCATGCCGGAACGAGGAAGGTCAAGGGATTGATCTGAGTCAGTCTGCCAGCCATCCCAATCCATTTGCTCATTGAGAACACGGCATGACATAACCGCATAGCCATTCTTTTGTGCATCTGTAAGAGCAGACCATGTACTGTCATGGGGATTAGTAAGCACCCAGTCATCAATCGTTGAGATTGAAACGTATGAATTCGCCCCAACAATCTGTGCCCCTGTTTCCACTATTACTGTAACCGCCATAAGAATAATCCTTTGTAAAAGGGCGGCGTTTTGAATACCCGCCCTTTGATTAAATGTTAAAGATTATCTCATAGCCTACAGCGTTCCGCCTTCACCTGCTACAACAGCTCCTGTACTATCAAGAGGAGTCCAGTAAATATGGAAAACCATTGAACCGGCTGTCAAGGCATTCGTGCCGACTGTATAACCAATATCTTTCCCGGCAGCTACCGCAAATTCAACTGCATTTAGTTGCGTTCTGGTAAGGATTGTTCTGGTAAGTGTTGCATCAACCCATAGTTCGCCGGCAGCCATCGCACCTGCACCTATTGTTGAAGCGGCTATAATACTGTCTCCTGTTGTTTCATCCCCTAAAGCCATTGTGCCAGTATCGCTGGTTGAAGATACAGAAGTGACACACTCAGCTATAATCAGCATTCTAACCATACCGGTTACAGTAGCTATCTCATGCGAAGCGACTGTACTCCATGTTCCGGTTGTATCAAAAGTTCCGGTCGCAACTGCAAGATAATTAGCATGACCATAAGATGCTCCGGCAGCAGCAGCAATAGCATCGATTGTAGTCTGCGTCGCAGTTAATAGATTAACCCCACTTGCACCAGTAATAATATCAAGGTCATTCTGAGCAGTGGTGATCGTTGCAGGGATCGTGGTTCCTGTGTCGACCAAAATGGAATCAACCACCGTATCAATAGCAATATTCGCAGTTACATTCTGCTTGGCATAAGCAACTAAACTTTCAGTTTCACTAACAGCATCGGCAGCCGCCGCATCCGTCTTGTTACCTATAACGTCCCTGGAATAAGCGTTAGTCACCGCATCTGCGGTCGCCACGACATCATGGGAATCATAAAGCGGCTGTGTATATGTTGATGTTATTGCACTTACTGACTGATACCCTAAAAAACCAGCAATACAAATTATTGCAGTAATAAAGGGTAAATATATTCTTTTATTTTTCCACATTTTTCTTTACCTCCCGTTTTCGTTTTGGAGTTTCAGGTTCTTTTTTTGTTTCAGGTTCTTTTTTTGTTTCAGGTTCTTTTTTTGTTTCAGGTTCTTTTTTTGTTTCAGGTTCTTTTTTTGTTTCAGGTTCTTTTTCTTTGAAAAGTTCATGCCTGTTTGTAAAATCTGATTTATTTATAGTCATATAACCAAGTTTGTTTTTGGCCACGACTTTGACTGTTTCTACTACTGCCATAATGCCTCCTTTGAAAATTGAGCGGAATATTTTTACGTACTCCGCTCAATCATTTATCTATCCAGCAAGTCTACAAGCTCTTGCTGCACTAACCAGAGCGGTACCCCACAAACAATCCAAATCCCAGATTGTCATTTTGTATCCTCGAATTAATTCAAGGCGCATGATTAATTTTGAAACTGGATCTTGCAGAGTAACCGAAGAAAGAACATTCCCTCCTGGAATCCCACCTAAAAGTTCCTTAATTCCAGCATCAGGCGCTCTAACCGCAAGGCCAAAGGCATCCCTATGAAAACCAAGATTAACAACATGAGAAGCTTTCAGAGTAATTGCAGGAGCACTTCCACCAGTTATTGCGACTTTCAAGCCAGGCTGAATAGCAAGGGTCCCACTGGAACTATCAGTTGTACCACCTACAACATAGGTCTGAGTATCACCGGCAAAAGTTATAATATCGCCTTCCAAATAATTGCCTGAACCTCCCGAAACGCCTACACTGGTTGCCGCTAATGCTGCATCGCCTGCAACCGGAGAACTGGTAACCGTCCCTGCCGTATGATCTGGAACACCATCCTCTCCGTACCAATTAAACCCAAATATCCTTCCCAACTCACCACTTGCCTTGGTTTCTTTGTCCCCTCTTTTCTCTGCATCAGAAAACTGCGAAAGATTTAAAGCCGCTGCTTCTGCTGCAAAGTCAAGAACTGCTCTACGATTGTCCCGTGGGCATAACTGCTCATGCAGAGTTTTACGAAGATTAGTTGCACTTGCTACTTCAACACCGGAACCAAAAGGAGTTGTCGCTGCTGTACCAACATAACCGTAAATACCCTTATAGGTTGCAAATACAGTATCATTGATATCTTTTGCAATTGCCTTGAATGCTTCCTCCATCTGGAGAGGCACGAAATCCTTATCTGCCCGAATACGACCAACTTCTTGATCATTAAGCGCAAAATCAGTATGTTTCCAATTATCAAGGGTAATTTGCGCTGTAGTAGGAGTAAGATCAGTAGGAGCTGAAGGAGTTGCTGCCGGAGTTACATCTTCCGTGGTTTGTGCGGCAGACAGAGGAATATCAATTGTCTCCCCTTTCTTTTTCGCCTCAAGTGAATAATCGGTATTTACGAGACGAGTCATCAGAACTTCCTCTCTAAGGCACATAAAGCCCTTAGAAAGGATTTGGACCAAAATACTTGTAAGTGTATTTGCCATAATAAAAAACCTCCTGTCGTTATGTCAGGGTGAAATCCCTAACGAAAATGATTGTTAAAATCAAATCCCTTCGGGGACTTCGCCAAGCTGACTACGGCCAGAAGGCTTTAAATTACTGTCTATATTTTATATTTATTGCAATACATTGATAAAAATACTTCGGCATCTTTATCAATTTTTTCTTTTATACTGCCTCTATTTTTCCAGACGCTAAATCCTCAATCATACTGCTTGATATATCCTTTCCAGAAATATTATCAACATTAACCTGATTTCCACCAATAAGAGGAATGTTCTCTGCCCCTAACGCCCCTCCACCCTGTGATTTACGGAAAAGTTTAGACTTTGGGATATAACTTTTTACCAAGTACTCTTCAAGATCAAGGTCTTTATCCCCTGCCTCGTTCTTTTTCTTGAGGCCTTTCTCATCCAGAAAAACAATTTGCTGTGTTTCAGGATCAATTGATGCCTGCTCCAGAATATCCGCTTGGATATATTTCATGTTTCCTTCTTCAGGAACAGCATGACGAGTAACAATCATTGCCGTTTGGTTTGCAATCTTCTCTTGATTCCATCCATCCTGAATTGCTTTTATCTTTGCTTTCTCTGCTTTCAGTACATCGGCATGACTTTGCTCAAGATTTGCCTTCAAAACTTTCCATTCCCCTGCTTCGGCAAGGCGTTCGTTTTCAAGCTCTTGAAGTTTCTCAACCGACTCCGCGTACTTTGCCGGATCGATGTCCTTGAATTTTAGAAGTTGTGCTTGCAATTCCTCTTTTTCTTTTGCAAGATTGCGATTGTTGGTTCTGAATTCATCAAGTTTCCCTTTGGGAATATATCCATCAAGTACCCAGATGTCATCTTTCTCAACATAATGAGTTTTTAACTCTTCGGGAATCTCGGATTCCTTTTCATAACTCACTTTCAGCATAAATACCCTCCTCCTTTTTTATTTTTTTTAATTATTAAATAAATTATTTTAAAAAATCAAGTCTTTTTTCTGTTTTGTATTATTTATTTATTGAAATCTTTATAGCGATGTCTTTTTGGCGTCCGCTCCAGCAGTTAGTTATTTTGCATTTTTTCTGCCCCAGCATTGAGCTGGGAAGGCATTTCTTTCATGTCAAAAGTTTTTCTTATTTTATACTCTGCCTGTTTCCCTGCATTCCACTGTTTTACAGGACGCAGATAACCAACGACTCGTGAATACACTTCGCAACTTTGGTAATTGCGAAGTGTGTGATCTTTAACAAAACACTTATCACACTTCAAATATTTACGCCCAACCTGATAATCAACATCGGCAGGTAAATATAATGCTCCTCCTTTAACCACAGTTTTCCCGTCTCTATCCATTTCTATTTCTACCTTAACCTCAGTCCCGCAATCATGGCATTTTCCTTCAAATTCCAAGACTGGGACTTTGTATTTATCGAACAATGTCTGTATTTCCTCTATTGTCGCCATATTGTTTCCTTTTTATTTTTTATCTTTTAATATAAGTTGGTTGAGGATCTTCTTCAAACCTCACAGCTTTTATTGTTTCATGCCCTTCAAGCAATGCCTTTGCAACCCTATGCCTCCCGTCAAATAAGCATGCCTCATCATCAAGTATAATTGGATATTTCATATCAGCCTCAAGGATTAATTTCATGTGTGACACAAATTCACGTACTTTTATCCCGCATATCTTAAAATCAAGAGTAAGATGGTCTGTTGGAATTTCTTTAACCGGTAAGTTTTTAGCTTTCTCTATAATATCAACAACCATCCAAACAGCTTTATCATTTTCTACTCTTTGTTCACTAATCGTATCCCATGCTTTTTTGATTTTAACTTTCATAAGCTCCTCATCTAAGAATTTTTTCATTTGTTGCTCTTAATCGCTTTACCCTGTTTCAAAGCCTTTGCTTTTGCACGTTCACGACTGGCTTTGTCACCTGGTTTATAAGCATATGCCTTTCCGCTTTTACCCCATCGGAAACCTCACCTCTCAATTCTGTCAACAACTTAATCTTCCCATTTTTATCTGCCAAATCAGCAATCTTGATTTTACCTGACTTCCACAATTCATAACGATTCGGCCCCAGTATTTGCCTTTGAACTGTTGCTGATTGCACCTTGAGAAAATCCTCATAACTTCCCAAGAAACGACCTGTTGAAATTGTCTTACCTCCGCCGACTCCAATTTTGCCTGGAATTAGTTTACCTGTAAGAGGATCAATCTTACCTCGTATTGTATAAGGCCGATACGCTTCTTTTATCTCGTCAACATCAATGCCCAGCTCCCTGAATGTTTTCGTAATAATTTCAGGAAAACAACGGCAGCGAATGTGGAGCGGCATCTCCGGCCCAGCACCTAACGGATAAACTATCTGTTGTGCGTCTAAAGACATGCAAGCGTAACAGGTTCTATTCTCAGCTACACTTGACCACTTCCATCCTTTTACAATGTCTTTATTTGCTTTTGCAACATCCTGCGCTGCCTGAACGTTAATTGATTGCACATAGCTTCTTGTAAGCGCTTCCACGTCTCTTGTTAATGGTGGAAAAGCTACGTTATCAAATCTTTTTACAAGGCTTTTATATCCTTCTCCTTTTAACATCCCCGTTGTTATCTCTGATTTGATTGTATCTTTGAGGGTATTGTCAAACGTTCTATCTACCCATTCACTTAGCAGACGACCGCCCACAGGCGTCTTTACAACCATTGAATGCAATTGTGCCGCCGACAACATAACAGGGTTAAAATGAGGCACAAGACCACCAAACGATAGAATTTCATTATGAGTAGTATAAGAGGCTGCTCCAGCAGATGTTGCAACCTGCGTAATTCCACCTGTAATCTGCGCCCGTGCTGCAACTGTTAAATCCTGCATTTCGTCCGCAAGAACATTCAACCGTTCTCTCGTAAAAACAGAACCAGGCTTGATTTGAGTTAACCTTTGATTGATTTCTCTTCTTGCTTGCAATACAGATTTGTTAATTTCTTGGAGGGCCGCCGTTTCGTATTGCTCCAATTTGTAATTCCACTGTGTTTTTTGCACAAGTTGAATTAGGCGCTGTGTTTCGTTATCTGTTAAAGATTGAGGTTTAATTTCTGGCATTATTTATTTCTTCTGGATAAAGTTCTGCCTCCCATTTACACCACATTGGCCTTACTGAAATATATGCTCCATCTATATCAGTAATTTTGCCAAATACTTTTCCTTTTCTGAATCTGTGCTTTAAATAAAAAATATCTTTTCTTTTAATTTCAACTCGATCTCCAATTTTCATAATTAACCCTTTATCTTAATTGAAATTTTATAGCGTTATCCATTATATTATTTCTATGGCAAAAATAATTGAACTAATTGAACTAATTGAACTAATTGCATGGACAAATTATCGGCTTTGGAAAATAGGAATTAAGTCAAAACCAAAACAAAATAAATCTAAATCTAAACAAAATAAATCTAATCCTAAATTAAAATTAATTAAATCACAAAAAAGTAGGCCTTAATTTAACTTTTCCTGCAAGATAACTTCTTTGCCCGCTTCCCATTTCAGAATTGTCCAATAAATCAACGTCAATAGAAATACCGACATTGTATGGAATTTCTATTTTACTGATTATCGGGCTAATGGCTAATCTCAATTCATCTTCAATTTTATTTAAGTATGGTATAAGTTCACTTACTCTGATATCTTTCATTTTATCCTCTCTACCCCGAATCATACCTAACTCTTCACCTTCTCTTAACGGCTCAAAATTCTTGCAAACCATTGGATGCCAAAAATCAGGAAAAAGGACCCTACCTTTATTCAATCCAGCCCAGAAACATTGACATTGATTATAAATCCGACCTAAATAACGGCATTTTCCGCAATTACATTCTTTGAGAACTTCTAAATCCATCAATCCCCTCCTTGTTTCCTTGTTGAAAGACTCCACAACGAAGACCCCACAACGAAGACTCCAACATTATACGGGATTTTTATCATCAATTAAAATAAATAAACCCAAAACAAATTAATATATATCCTGCCGTGACTAATATATTAAACAGTCTGGTGAATTCAGTCCGGTCTTCAAGTTTTCCTATAATATTGCCTGATATTGTGCCATCCTTAAAATCAGTATAGCCAGCAAGAAACGAAAGTGTCCGCCTGCGGAACAGATTGCCGGATATTATTTCACACCTTTTTGGCATTGAAGGCATAACAGTAGCGTTCCAAATAGTTGTTGAGCTAAAACTGCCAGAAAACGAAAACCCCTTTACTTCCGGTAAGCTAAAATCACTCATCTCATTAATTTTAATTCCTCTAATTATAGCTCCTGTTCTTTTTTTATGATTTTTTATATCCATATCTCTATTATACAATATTTATTTTTTTATAAAAAATTTCCCGCTAAATCCTGTAAATTTTTATTATTCCGCTGAGAAACCAACCTGTCCTCTGCAATAGCTTCCTTCTCCTCTTCAATGCTTTTTTCAGGAGGTAATATTTCGCCTTGCTCAAGATTGTACAAAAATGTTTCTTCTGACATCTTACCGGACTGGACAGCAGACAACAACGCCGTAATTTCCTGCGGACTTAACTTCGTAGAAACAAAATCCTTGTTAACAGAAACAACACAATCCTTTTCAGCAATGCCTTTCCAAAATCCAATATTAATAAGTACTTTTGTCAGCCCACCCTCAATATTAACTGCCATATCCGCCAATGTTGCACTATCGCCAGAACTTCTCAACTTTACTGTTTCAGCAGCTTCGACACCCGGCCTTAATCCTTCAAGTAATCTTGCCCCCGTTACCGCCATTTGGCTTTCAAGGCGATCTAATCCCTTTTCCATATCTGTCAAACCTTCTCCACCTGTTTGAAGAAACCATGATGTTGCGCCCTGCTCCCCATGATAGCTTGTACCAGGCCCCAGAGGCGTCTTCTGCCCTTGCTCAAATCCGAACCCCGCAAAACATGGAGTCGGAAGACCGGCAAAATGTAATCCGTATTGATATGCTACTGTCAATCGCCAATGACCTTTTGAAAGATTGAGAAGATCAAGAAGTGGTGGCCTGGATGGAGCTGGAATATTTGAAGAACTTCCAAAAAATACAAACGGAATATAATCTAATAACTTTCCTTTATACGCTGGGTATCTCGGCCCATCAATCAATATCCATTCGTCATCTGCTTTGTCTTTTTTCTGATAAACTGAAACAGCATAATAGCCAGCCTCATCTATTTCAAGTTTCCTCCTTTGTTCAACAATTTCAATTTCATTTGGAGTATCTACTTTTTGTCTCCCAACAAATTCCTGTAATATTATTTCTTGCTTTACATTTTTGCTTTTATTTTCCGGCCAAGACAAAATCGACAAAGCATTATAAAAAGCCGCATATGGTTCTTCACCTTCATCAACATCAACTAATACTCCACAACGGCCATAACCCAACACAGCATCGCATACAAGCCTGGCAAGATCATTGAAAGATGCGCCGTTTAACATAATCGTTTTCAATAGTTCTTTTGAGCTTTCAGGAAATTGAATATCAATAGGCTTGCGCAGTATAGCCCCTTTCAATCCCTGTCTGGTACGGCCTAATGCATTGTAAAGAATACCGAACTCTTTATACCGATCATACAGCCCGTCACTTTTATCGTGCCCTTCCAATCGGGGCGTATATCTTTCGGCCTGCTCTTTTACCCTTCGTTCACCTGCGAAAAAATCAGATAAATCAATGTAGTCCTCTTTGTATTTCAAGTAATCTTTGTTTTCTGTTTGCATTTTGTCTCCTTTACCACGACGTTGATGATATTACTCCTCTTGATTTTATAGGCATTTCAAATTCTATCGGATACGTTGATGCATCATTTTGATGATCAACTCCACTTATTTTATCCGGTTCCCCATTTTTATCATAACTTTGCATCTCAAAACATTCTGCAACAGTTGGGCATTCAACATGATTAACAAATAACAATCCGTTTTCAAAGGCTTTATTCGTTGCCATTACACGACCCTTGACTGATGGATTTGCCAAATGTGCTTTAACCTTGAATTTCGCTTGCCTCAATAAAGAAATATCAGATGAAGAAGCATTTACTGTCTCCCTATTCTTCCCCGAAGGATCTGGATAAATTGTTATTGAATGATTTTTGCTTTGCCATCGCTCTTGAATTATTTTTATGATATCGGGCGTATCAAACACTTCTTTCAATTCAGCTACAGCATGCCATTCTCTTTTTTGATCTTTTTCCCGATGAACATAAATAGTTGCCGCCATGTGTTGCACATTAAAATCCATACCAATATAAAGCGGTTCCTTTTCTTGAATTGTTTCAGCGCTGTTGTGTTTTTTTCTATCATAATTGCGATATACTGTACCGGATGTTAAATTAACAAACTGCCCATTGATATATGCATCAATGAGTTCACTTGGATAAGCTTCGATAAGAGAGGGGATATAATCTTCAGGAAGATGTTTTTCATTATCATAAGTACTTGCCTGAATTAGTCCATAATTCTTTTTTAATTCTGGCTTTTCAGATGGATTCTTAAAAAACAACTGATAAACATATCGGAACCCTTCTGGGGTAGTTGTAACATCAATACCGTTTTTTAGCTCGTCAATTTTATATCGCATTCGGGCGATGATCTTTTGCCACGCTATTTTTGCCTTGTGAATAGGCAAAATATCAAATTCATCAATCATAGCATGCCCGATCTTAAACCCGATTATTGAACCCGGTCTTTCCAGTGATCTGCAGATAGTAGTACCCCGGTATTGATTGCCTGAATAAAAATGGACTTCTTTATTCCCCTCCTTAATTTCAACAGACATGCCCATCTTTTCAGCAACTTCTTCAATTGTTGGATAAAAAATATCCCTAATATGTGGATAAGTGGGAGCAAAATAGCCTTGATTGATTAACGGCCATTCATAAAAATGATTACACATAGACATACAGCCAGTAAAAGTTTTTGAGCCCCCATATCCGGACACAAACGCCTTGAACTTCTGCTTCATGTCCAAAAACTTAACTTGAGGAATAATTGCTTTAACTTTAATTGTTTTTGTGTATCCTGCCATCTTCTGCAACAATCTCTATTTTTATTGGTTTTGGTTTAGTATCGTCCGGATTTATACCGACTTGTAACTTTTCAATATAGCCACGTTGTTTACCTTGGCATTTCAAATAAAAGCAAATCGCTCCTAAATTATTATTGTTGACTTGCTGAATAAGTTTCGTTTCTACAAAATCAATTAATTCTTCCTTAGCATCCGAAACTTGGGCTGCAAATCTTTTCTCTTTAAGCCACTTATAATAACATGCTCTGGTTATCTTTAATTTCTTGCAAGCAGCGCTAACATTAAAAACAGATTTCTTGTATACCTCAATAAATTGTTTTTGTTTAGCTTTCTTTTTTGTCATTATTCTGTCAACTTTTGTTATTTTTAAAATCAAATTAACATATTTAATTCTTGATTAATTATATTCAGTTCTATCTTAAATGCTTTTCTATAATCTCTTCTTTTACCATTGCCAATGCCCATAAATATATCAGCACTCGCTAATGCTGCCCTTCGTACTATTTTTGCTAAAATATTCGCATCTAAATCATATAGCTTTTCTTGTTTTTCTTCATCAATATATAAAGATAAAGCCTCTATGCATTGCAACCGCAAATCTCGTGAACCCATTGATCTTCTATAATTACTTGCACCGCCCTCTGTTTTATTAACAAGCTTCCATCCATTTTTCCAACCATGCGCTATCCATTTTCTTTCAGCTTTTTCCCATTCTTCAATCTTAACCTTTTCCAATATAATAAGTTCTGGTTTAAGATTTTGTTTAAGAAGTTTTTTAATCCAATTTCTTTTGTGATTATTTGCATACCTTTTTATATAGATTGTTTTTTTCAATAAATCAAGCTTTTATATTTGTAATAATATCAGCAATTTATGTAAAAACATTAAAATAAATCAAAATAAATCTTGACATTGTTTATAAACTTTATTATCTTTATTTTAACATTAATCATTAACCCTTAAATGGAGGCAAAAATGAAGGAAAAAAGAGATTGCACGGAAGTTTTTCGGAGACTCTTCTGGAGGGAACTCCCTCCAAGAAGGTCTTATTACTTTTTCGCCCGTCGTGAGATGGACGGCGGGCAGATTCATGACAACGAAGGAAACTACGTCGGCCGCATCCACTGGGCCGACAGTGGAAAGTCGGTTACAGTGACCATACTGTAGCCGACATGAAAAAACTGCTACACTAACGATGATGTAGCAGCACCAATGGTCACTACGTGTTTTTTATCCGATGCAGGCCGGGAAAGGTGGGGAAAATGGAAATTAAAGAGATAATCAAAAAACTGACAGAAGAAAAAACCCACGGCATCAAAGACGGGGTCCTACAAACCGTAGAAGCCAAGAAAATGTGGGAACAATTCGAGCATGAAAACAATCCCGTGGGGGTAATAGAAAACCCCCATATATGGGATAACGAATTCATCGATAAATACCGGATATACCGAGTGCATGAAGATTATATTGCCCTGGTTGAAGAGGAATATTGGGGGCTCGGAACACCGGATGCTGACAGCAGGCACAGCTCAGCAGAAAAAGGGTATATTGTTATGGTTGAGCCAATTGAATGGAAAACAAAAAAAATTACACTCAGGCACTGGGAGGATGGAAAAATGATATTTCAGATCGCTGATATTAGCGAAAATAAAATAAAATATCTACTGAAAGCACCAGGTCCAGCAGGATTTTCTGCGTGGGAAAATCAAGAGTATAGGGACTTCGGCTGTCAGTTCGATGATCAAGAATACAATAAAATGTGGTACAGAGAATAATCAGCCAGAAATAAAACACCAAATTAAAAGGAGAACCAGAATGAAAACAAGAGAAGAAAGAAGAGCAGTCCGAAAAGCGAGATGGGCGGCGCAAGAAAAAGAATGGGATAAAGATCCCGATAAATACAGAGAAGCATTGAATAGACAAATACCTAATGTCACTATTAAAATAACAAAGGAGAAATAACAAATGCCAAATTACAACGATTACAAAAAGCTCATTCATAAACTTTCTTGGTCATGGCACAAGACAACAG